CCTGCTGTCCACGGGACTCTTCGAGGAGGTTCCGCTCTACGGCCCCAGCTTCGACGGTGACATACTCCTGCGCGAGGGTCACACGGAGATGGTGGTCGGTGACACGCGCTGGCAGGCGGGCTTCCGTCGCAGCGAGCGCCACAGCATCACGGGGGCCAAGGGAGACCAGGACGGCTTGGAGTCCACCTACTCCGCGCTCAGGCTGAGCGAGTGGCAGCACAAGATCCGCTACTACGGCCCGGACCCAAAGCCAACGCAGACGGCCACCAAGCCAGCGACGAAGGAGCTGAGCCACCTGACCGTCAAGCAGTGGTGGGGCAACACCGTCGTGAGTCAAGGTGACAGCGGCAGGCTCGTGCGGTGCGTCCAGCGCGCGCTTATCGCGCGCGGGTTCTCGTGCGGCAGCGCCGGGGCCGATGGCCAGTTCGGCGGCAACACCAACGGCGCTGTCCGGCAGTTCCAGGCCGAAGCGGGGCTCGCCGTCGATGGCGTGGTCGGCCCGGCCACCGCAGGAAAGCTGTTCTCCTAGCTACAGGGTTGAGCGCGGAGAACGCTGAAATCGGCACTATTTCTGCCGGACCCTGTAATTTTCGGGCCAAAAAACTACATGGTTACGAGTCGGCGGCGGAAAGCATAGTTGCCTAAACGTGCCACATGGTTATTCTTTGCTGCTTGACCAATAAGACACTAGCCGACCGACTGTGACTCCCTCTCGCCCTGCGGGGCGGGAGGGATTTTTTCGTGCGGCAATGACGCCGAGATCCGTTCGCTCTGCCTGGGGTATATTAGCTGTGTCAGCAATAGCTGACACGATTTGGGAGTAGGTCCCCTGTCTGAATCCAGGTGCGCGCCGTTCGCACTGAAGGTGAAGGTCGGGGGACTTCCTTTATTTGTCGAGGTAAATTGAGCGATACCGCAGTAGGTCGTACACGCGGACCATCCTTCGGAACTCAGGGTCGAACAGAATACCTTTTGCTGCGTCTGCTTTCTAAGCATCAGCATCAAGCAACCCAGTGAGATACGTTGAACGACCCTGCCAAACGGCAGGGTCGTTCAACCACAGGCAAAGAAGTCGGACGTACGCGAAAGACAGGAGGAAAAATGAGCTACGAGATAATCAACCAAGACTGTATCAAGGCCATGCAGGAGATGCCAGACGGGTGCGTTGACGCAATCGTGACCGACCCTCCTTATGGGCTGGCGTTCATGGGTGTCGCATGGGACACGTTCAATGACGGGCGCAAGGGGGGTTCTCGCACTAATGCGACTTTTGACCAAGTTGGCGGCAATCATCATCCTACTTGCGCTGCAGACCAAGCGCGAACGCGCAAATCTGAAAACAAGAAGTTCCAAGAGCGCATGACGCCCATCTTCGCCGAGGCTCTGCGCGTCGCAAAGCCTGGTGCACATCTTCTTTGCTTCGGTGGCACGAGGACATTTCATCGCATGGCTTGTGCCATAGAGGACGCTGGCTGGGAGATTCGCGACTGCATCATGTGGGTGACGGGGCAAGGATTTCCGAAAAGTATGGATGTGTCAAAAGCGATTGAGAAGAAGCATGGAGCCGACGCCGCCGCACAATGGGACGGCTGGGGCACCTGCCTCAAGCCCGCATGGGAGCCAATCATCGTGGCCCGCAAGCCGCTGGACGGCACGGTTGCCCACAACGTCATGACCTACGGCACGGGCGCAATCAACATCGACGGGTGCAGGGTGCCGACCGAAGACAAGCTCGGCGGCGGCATGCGTGCTGGGGGTGCAGACGGCGTTTGGGACAGGCCATTCATGCACGACGAGAAGGCTCAGGCCGAGTTTGTTGAGCGCAAGAAGGCCAACGTAGCAAAGAGCGAAAGCCTTGGACGATTTCCCGCAAACCTAGTCCATGACGGTAGCCAAGAGGTTCTTGAGCTTTTTCCCGAAGTTGCAAAGTCAACCAAATGCAGACAGGCCCGTACTCCGAAAAGGACAGACGTTTACGGCCTTTACAGCATGGAGAAGAAAGACTCGCCGATGGTTGGATACGAGGACGGCGGCACAGCAGCCCGATTCTTCTACTGCGCCAAGGCATCCAAGAAGGACCGTGGCGAGGGAAACGACCATCCAACAGTCAAGCCCAACGCGCTCATGAGGTGGCTGGTTCGTCTCGTATGCCCGCAAGGTGGCACAGTTCTTGACCCGTTCATGGGAAGCGGCTCCACTGGCGTCGCCTGCATCCAAGAGGGCATGCGGTTCGTCGGGATTGACATGGACGAACATTATTGCGAGATAGCGGAGAAGAGAATCGGCGCGGAGCCTGATACGGTGTTTGCTGAGAATTTCTCGGTTATCGGTTGATCTAAGGTCGCGTTTCTGACCCTAGGTCAACTGCCAGTTCTACTGCTCGGTCGTTCAACTTGTGCCCACGAAAAGGCCCCCGTCACGCGCGGGGGCGTTTTTGTGCAAGAGTTACATTAGTTCGCAAAACCGCAGGTAAACGGCTTGTTGTAAGGCGTTCTGAGGGCTTCGGATAATGTAAATGGGCGTTTGGTCGCGTAATTTACACTAGTTTCGCCTAGCCGATATCTCCCCAGCAAGGTCGAGCTGAGACCAGCCGTGAGACTTGCGAGCGCTGACGATTCTTTCCCCGATATCCATCACGAGCCCCCAAAGAATGGCATTTCACACTGCAATATTTTCCAAGTCCGCTTGTTGACAGCAATAGCAAACTGCTGTAAATTGCAAGTGCAATAGCGGAACGAAGTATTCCGGGGGAGGTGATCAAATGCCCTACAACATCAAGAGCGAGCGGGTGAGGTTGGGTCTGTCCGCCGAGGACGTTGCCAAGGACGTTGGCGTTTCGCTTACCGCGCTCTATGCGTGGGAGGTCGGGGCCTCGCAGCCCAAGGCGGAAAACCTCCTGCGGCTGTCTTCGATATTCGACTGCTCCCCCGAATATCTGCTTGGCATGACGGACGAGCGGCACGGGACCATCGGGCGGGCGGATGGATAGCCCCGCTATGCGCGTCGTGCGCCGGTGGTGCGATGCAATCCGCATACAGCCCATCGACCTGGCTCACGAGCTGCGCATGACGCGGCAGGCGTTCGTGGCCATGCTTGATGACGAGAACGGCCTTGACCACGAGACGATCTGCACGATAGCGGAGCTGGCCGGGCCGACTGATTACGTCACCGACTATCAGGAGCTTTGGGAGGCATCGGAGGCGCAGCGCAATGGGAGCCTTCATAACGCCGAAGCAGGCGGCGGAGCACCTAAGCGTGACGAGCCAGACGGTGCGAAACATGTGCAGGTCAGGCCAGCTAAGGGCCGTAAGAATCGGAAGGGCATGGCGCATTAACCGCCAGCAGTTCGAAATGGCCTACGGGCCGATTGGAGGCAACGATGTACACGAGGGAGTATTACCAGCAACGAAGGGAAGCCATGAGGAGGGAGCAGCGGAGGGAGCGCGTTGACAAGGTGGTTGACACCATCATCACCGTTGCGACGGCGGCTTCCGTCCTCGTACTCGTCTGGTTCTCGCTCGCGGTGCTGTGGGTGGCGTTCTGATGCCGACGCTCAAGTTCTTCGTCCCCAGCCCCGCGATGACCAAGGCAGGCAAACGCGCGGGCTTCCCCGGCACCAACGAGATGATTGATGCCGCCAACACATCGAGGTACGCGCTGAACGATATGAAGCGCGATGTCGGCGTGACGGTGGAGCAGTACGCGCGGGTTGCCGCACGACAGGCAAGGTGGCAGACGCCCGAGGGCCAGTGCCACGTGACGCTCAAGTTCATCGAGCCAAACCACCGCAGAGACCCCGACAACATCTATGGGGCGTCGAAGCTCATCTTGGACGGGCTCACGGGCAAGAGGGGCAGCAAGCGTTTCGGCGCTGGTGTGATCAGGGACGATTCGCAGAGGTACGTAGACCTCGAATGCAGGCTCATGAAGGGCGTCGTTTCGAACAATCCCGGCGTGATCATCTGCGTCGAGTTCCCGAATGAGGATTCGGAAGGAGGGGAGGACGGATGCTAAAGAACGAGAACACCAAGTTCATGGTCGTTAGGTTCGACGGCCCAGACGCTGACGAGCAATGGCGCGAGTCCAGGAAGGCGGGCATCGGCGGTTCCGACGTTGCGACGATCCTTGGGCTCAACAGGTTCAAGAGCCCTTACACGCTCTGGGCCGAGAAGACGGGCCTCGTGGAGCCGGAGGACATATCCGGCAAGGAGGCCGTCCAGATGGGCAACGAGCTTGAGGCCGACGTGCGCAACATGTTCGCCAGCAGGCACCCCGACTACAGGGTGCAGGTCTGCAACGCCCACCTGACCAGCGTCGAGAGGCCGTGGGCGCAGGCAAGCCTTGACGGCCTCATCTACGACACCAAGACCAAGAGGTACGGAGTCCTGGAAATCAAAACGGGCGGCAGCGAGTCCGTGTGGAGGGAGGGCGCTCCGCTCTGGTACCAGACCCAATGCTTTCACTACCTCAGCGTCACGGGGTACGACTTCGTTTGCATCGCGGTCCTCGTGGGTGACCACGGGCTGCACTACCACGAGTTCCGCTATGACAGGTCGGACCCAAGCGTTGCCGAGGACATGAGGACCATCGATGGGATGGTCGATTCCTTCTGGAACGAGAACGTTCTTGGCAATGTTGCCCCCGAACTCATGGTGGGCACTCCCGACGAGGGGAAGACCCTCAACGAGACGCGCGGCGAGGACGGCGGCGAGTGGAGGGCCAGCACCGGAGACGAGTCCGAGCTAATGACCGCTTACCAGCGAGCCGCAGCCAAGGAAGCCGAGTTCAAGAAGAAGAAGGACGCACTGGCCAACAGCATCAAGAAGGCCATCGGCACCGACCACGGAATCATCGGTGACGGCTTCAAGGCATCTTGGAGCACCTACGAGCGCCAGGGCGTCGATTCGAAGGCTCTCAAGGCCCAGTTCCCCGACGTGTGGGAGCGGGTCAAGAAGGTCAGCAGGGCAAGCAAGCTCACGGTCACGGAGACCAAGGAGTAGAAGGGAAGGACCATGGGAGAGATCACGAAGCGTGCGGGCGTCATCGTCCCGGCATCGAGCACCGCAATCCAGTTCGTGGACGATGCGGGTGACGAAATCCGCATCACCAGCGACGATATCAGGGCGCAGCTCTGCCCCAAGGCAACGCCGCAGGAAGTCCTTATGTTCATGAACATGTGCCGTGCGCAGCGGCTCAACCCGTTCAACCGAGACGCCTACCTCGTGAAGTACAAGGACAACCCCGCGCAGATGATGGTTGCCAAGCAGGTGTTCCAGCGCCGGGCGAACTCAAACCCCAACTTCAAGGGCATGGAGCATGGTGTGGTGCTGCTCAACGCCAAGGGCGAGATAGAGCACCGGCAGGGAACCGCCTGCTACAAGTCCATCGGCGAAAAGCTCCTTGGCGGCTGGGCTAGGGTCCACATGAGGGGCCGCGCCGACACCTACGAGGAAGTCAGCCTTGACGATTACAGCAAGGGCCAGAGCACTTGGAACCAGATGCCCGGGGTCATGATTGACAAGGTGGCGCAGGCAACGGCGCTCCGCTCCGCAATCCCCGAGCTTACGGACCTCTATTCCGAGGACGAGGTTAAGAACGCCAACACCAGCATTGCAGCCACGGACGAGGCCGAGGCGCTTCCAGAGCCCGAATCCAACGTCCGCCACGGCGGCGTGACCGAGGCGGTGAAGGCAATCGCCCCCCAGCCAGCGACCGAGGCCCAGCAGCAGGAGATCATGGACCTCGTTGCCAAGCTCGCGACGGCTCGCAAGGTGACCAACACGGAGGTCATGAACGCGCTCCTTGGCAGCTCGTCGCTGCGCAACGCGGGCTACCGGGTCGGCGAGGGCCTTACCGATGACCAAGCGGACCTCGCAATCGGCCAGGCGCACGCATGGCTTGAGAAGGTCGAGGCGCAGGAGGTCAACCCAGAGACGGGGGAGGTCTCCGGTGACTGATGCTGACTTCGACATCGGGGTTGGGCCGTTCACGCGGCTGTGCATCGTCGTGCAGGCGGTCTTCATCGTCGCTCGCTGCACCGGCATGGTTGATTGGCCGTGGGCCGTCGTGTTCGCCCCGCTCATGCTGTGGCTGCTGGTGTGGCTCATAGCCTTCGTCGCTGGTGTCGTGCTCATGGCTTGGGTCATGCACGGGGGCAAGAGATGGTGACGGACTGGAAGCGCAACGGCTGGGGCTCCGAGGCCGAGTACATCCGCTTCATGGTGCCGAGGGTCGGCGTGACGAACGTGGCATCGGCCATTGGCACCACGCCCGGGCAGGTGCGCGAGGCCTGCGGGCACTTGGGGGTCACGCTTGCTGAGCACGATGACAACCTGCACTTGGCCAACTGGTCACCCTGGACGCCCGAGGAGGACGAGACGATACGCAGGGAGTACCCGTCACACGGCAAGGCCACGAAGCTCGATGGCAGGAGCCCGACGTCGATCGCGCAGAGGGCAAAGAAGCTGGGAATTCGCTCGAAGTATGTGGGCAAGCCTTGGGGCGATGACGAGGTCGCGTTGCTGCGGGAGCTGTGGCCGAGGTACGGGAAGGAGACGAGGTTGGAAGGAAGGTCGGCGGGGTCCGTCCGCCAGAAGGCGAAGGCGCTGGGACTGACGGGAGGCGGTGACGGGCGTGGGTAGGTATGGCCTTCCGTACCAGGGCAGCAAGTCGCGCATCGCGGAGTGGGTGGTGTCCGTCCTGCCGCCAGCGCCCGTGCTGGTGGACCTGTTCGCGGGCGGCTGCGCGGTGACGCACGCGGCCCTGCTCAGCGGCAAGTGGAAGCGCATCATCTGCAACGACGTGACCGACACCACGCAGATGTTCGTGGACGCGATACGCGGTGAGTACGGCGGGTACGCGACGGTGCCCGACCGTGGGGAGTTCTTCGAGCGCAAAGATGAGGACTCCGCGCTGGCGCTGCTCTACAGCTTCGGCAACAACCGTATGGACTACCTGTGGAGCAAGGAGCTGGAACCCGTCAAGGTGCACGCCTCGCGGATGCTGTCCGCCCCGTCGATGCACGAGCGGCGCATGGAGTACATGAAGTTCCTCCACGCGCTGCGCACCTACGTCGAGCGCAACGGCACCAAGAACCTCGCGCCCGAGGATACCGACACGGGCTGCCACGGGCTGCAACGGCTGCAAGGGCTGGAACGGCTGCAAGGGCTGCAAGGGCTGCAAGGGCTGCAAGGGCTGGAAGCGTCCTCGCGCGACTACCGCGACGTGCTGGTGCCCTACGGCGCGACGGTCTACGCGGACCCGCCGTATCGCGGCACGGACGGCGGCGCGTACACGTGGGACGCGGCTCAGGTGGCCGAGTTCGATGCGTGGCTGGCGTCAGTGCCGTTCCCCGTCTACGTGAGCGAGTTCACGTGCCCCGCGGGGTGCGTGGAGATCGCAAGCCACAAGCGCACGCAGACGTGCGCGCCAACCACCACCACGCAGGTTACGGAACGAATCTTCGTGCAGGAGCGGTTCGCTGACTCCGTGCCGCCCATGACGCTCTTCGACACGAACGGCGGTGACCCGCAATGAACAAGTACGACTTCATCCGCGAGATGGTGCCCAAGTGCGGCTGCAAGTGGGTGGCCCAGGCTCTGGGAGCCACGGAGACGGACGTTCGCGACGCTTGCGGGTACTTGGGCGTGAGCACGCGCGTGCGGCCGTCATACGGGCGCTCAGGCGCTCAGGGGGCCATCGCCGACGCGACGTGGACGGAGGCAGAGGCGGCCGCGGTGTACGCGTTCTACACCACGCGCGGGACGAACATCCCGAGCGTGCGGGCGCGGCACTCGGCGGCGGCGGTGAAGCGGTGGGCGTCGCGCCACGGCGTCAGCGCCCCGCGCGCCGTGCCGTGGACGGACGCCGAGGTGGCCGTGCTGCGACGCGAGTACCCGGAGCGCGGCAGCGCGATACCGGAGCTGCTGGACGGCGGGCGGCGCAGCATCTCGGCCATCAGGCAGAAGGCCAGAGCGCTGGGGGTGCAGTGCTATGCGCACTAGGTTCTGGCTCCCGTGGGAGGAGCACGGCGAGGGCTACAGCGTCATCGACAACCACGGACGTGCGTGCGTGGCGTACCTGGCGGAGCGCATGGCGCGGATGACGGGGCAGCCCATACGGCTGATGGAGGAGCGCATATTCAGGCTGATTGGCTGGACGTGCGCGAGCAGGAAGGGGAACGAATGAGGCAAGACCTGACAATCAAGTTCGGCAGACCCATTACCAGAGACGAAATCCGGCTCATGCGCAGGGTTGGCGATCTGTACGGCATGGGCTTCGAGGACCACCTAAGCATCCTTGCCTTCGCTGACTTCACGGACATACGGGAGGCCTACGGCAAAGACCCAAACGAGGTGCACAAGTCCATTCTTGAGCTTACACAGGTGCCGTGCACTCTCAACGCAAACACAAGGGACATGCTGGATGAGGTCGCGTGCTATCTGAGCATGGAACTCAATGACTGGGAGGCTGCGCATTTCTACAGCAACGCCATTGAGGTGCATTGCCTTACCTACAGCTTCGACGGCAAGCCCGAGAACGAGGTGAGCGAGTACCACATCATAGAGTACCCATACCTCACCGTATGGGAGGACATTACCGGCCTTGACTTCGAGGCCGAGGCATGACGCTGGTTGCGCTCATAGCGCTTGCCCTCGTGGCGGCAATCATCCTGCTGCTCTGGGCCATATGCGCAACCGAGGACCGCGAGATAGAACGGAGGGACGAATGTCACAAGAAGAGGGACGAATGAGCGACTTCGATTTGAGCGAGACGGTGGGCGAGCTGGAGAACATGGTGAACGCGGCGTGGGACGCGGGTTACGCCAAGGGCGTCGATTGGGCCAAGAAGTGCGGCGGCGGCATCGACGCCATGACCGACACCGAGCTTGCCGAGCACGGCTTGG